GCCACAGCGAACAGTCCGAAGCCGACATCCTGTCCAGCCTGATCGAACCTTCGCTGCTGGTGCTGGACGAGGTCGGGGTCAGCAAGGAGCAGCCGAGCGAATTCGAGCTGACCACCCTGTTTTCGATCATCAACGGGCGCTACGAGCAGATGCGCCCCACGGTGGTGATTTCCAACCTGGAGCCAGCCCAGCTGCGGCACGCCATGGGCGAGCGGTGTTACGACCGCCTGCGCGAGGGCGGCGGTGTGGTGGTGCCCTTCGAGTGGGAGTCTCACCGTGGCAAGGAGGAGTTCTGACCATGCGGCAAACCAAGCTGACCAAGGCCGCACGAGGCCGGGAGTGCCAGGTGCGTATCCCGGGCGTGTGCAATGGCAACCCCGAGACCACCGTCCTTGCGCACTACCGCCTGGCCGGCACCTGTGGCGTGGGCAAGAAGCCGCACGACATGCAAGGCGCCTGGTCCTGCAGCGCCTGCCACGACGCTTGTGACGGGCGCAGCCGGGTCGTGGATCGCGACACCGCCCGCCATTACCACGCCGAGGGCGTGATGCGCACCCAGGCGCTGCTGATCAACGAGGGGGTGCTGCTCGCATGAATGCTCCCGCCCTTCGCCCGTTCAAGGCCAAGCCGGCCCGCGCCAAGCCCGTCGACCGGGAAGGGCAGGAGCAGGCCGCGCTGATGCAGGAGCTGCAACTGCGCTACCCGCAAGCCTACAAGCTGATCTACCACGTCCCGAACGGCGGCCACCGGGTCAAGGCCGTGGCCGCCAAGCTGAAGGGGCAGGGCGTGAAGGCTGGAGTGCCCGACCTGGTGCTGCCGATGGCGCGCGGCGGCTACTTCGGCCTGTACATCGAGTTCAAGGCCATGCCGCCGTTCGACGCGCCAGTGTCGCCCAGCCAGGACGCCTACCTGCAGGCGCTGGCCGACCAGGGCTACCTGGCCATCGTGTGCCGGGGAAACATCGACGCGGTCGAGGCCATCCGCGCCTACCTGCTGCTGCCTGCCACGGTGGCCGCATGAGCGCTACCCGGGAAGTGAAGCTGAGCGAAGCCGAAGTCCGCCGGCAGGCCGCCGACAAGTCGGTGCGCGACCTGCGCGACCCGCGTCACCCGGGCCTGTACCTGCGCTTCTGGAGCAACCGCGATCGCGGCACCTGGCACCTGGTACGCGGCAAGAAGTGGGTGCCGATTGCCCGCTGGCCCGATTTGACCGTGGCGGCGGTGCTGGCCGAGCTGCCCGCGCTGCGTCAGCGCCTGATGCGCAACCCGGCCACTGCACCGGTGGTTTCGGGCATGGCTACCGTGGGGCAACTGCTCGACTGGTACGCCGGCCGGATGGGGCTCGACCGCTCGCTGTCTGCAAAGCGCAAAGCCGCCGCCCGCTCCGCCATCGGGCAGCATCTGCGCCCATGTCTGGGCGATTTACCAATCAAGTACGTCACTGCCGAGCTGATCGACAAGCACCTGATCTGGCCGGCTCAGACCAAGCTCTCGCTGTCCTATCTGCGACAGATGTTCGGCATGCTCCTGACCGCGTTCCGCCAAGCCCTGAAGCTGGAGATGATCGATAGCAATCCCTTGGCCGGGGTGCGCTTCAGTGACTTCACCAAGGCACGAATCGCCCCCAAGGCTGCCCGCCTGCGTGGTGTGCACTTGCCCGGGCTGATGCAGCAATTGGCCCAGGCATTCGAGGCGACCCCACACGACGCCATGCTGGCCCTGATGATGCTGGCCCATGGCACGCGGATCGGCGAGACCCGCATGGCGCGCTGGAGCGATATCTCGTTGGCCGCCGCCGAGTGGTTCATCCCCGCGGCGAACACCAAGACCCGCGCCGAGCACCGCCTGCCATTGACCGCCCAGGCCGGGGCGTTGCTGGTTCGGTACCGGGCCATTCAGCAGGGCCAGGGTTACGAGGGCGCCTACCTATTCCCGAACCGTCGCGGCCACTGCCTGAGCGAAACCCAGGCCAGCATGGTGTTCACCCGGCTGGGGAAGGGCGAGTGGACCAGCCATGACCTGCGCAAGGTGTCGCGCACCACCTGGACCGACCTCGGCATAGACGGGCACATCGGCGAGATGCTGCTGAACCACACGCTGGGCAAGATCGCCAGTACCTACATCCACACGCAGGCCATGGAGCAGCGCAAGCTGGCTCTGGAGAAGTGGCATGCGTGGCTTGATCGGATCGGTTTCACCGCCATCCACGGCCTTAAAGAGGCCTTATTTGAAATCCCGCAGAATTCGCCACAAGCCAATGGGGGCGAGGCCTCGGGCGACCTTGGCGAATTAGTGATTAGCGAGGATTCGAAATGAAGAACAGCGACAAGGCGCGCACCGACCTTCCTTCGGTCCTCAAGCAGTCGATCACCTCCCATCCTGACTATCCGGACTTCGCTGCGTGGTGCGAGAGCCAGCTGATCCACCCTTACCCGATCTATTTCCTGATCTGGCAGGCCTCTCGTGAATCGCTGCGCATCAGGAACCCTTTCGAATTGATCATGGGTGACCCTGATGGGCAGTGGGCTCACGAGGTGGCTGAGAAGTCGCTGCGCGCTCAAGGGCTGAAGGTGGTCCGCTGATGAAGAAGCACGGCCCAGCCTTCAAGAAGGCCGTGATCGAGTTGGACAAGTGCCCTTTGTGCCGTGGGAGAGCGGTCACTCAGGGTGTGTTTCACGAGCTGCCATGCGACCACTGCAACGCCTCGGGCTGGGTAGCGGCTGCAACTGGCGAGGCCTTGGCCCTGGATGAACTGGTGACCCAGCTCAGCATGAGGCTTCGGGCAGCGCTCCGGCAGATCGAGCAGTTGAAGAATCCTCAGGCGTCCGGGCCTGAGGCTACATATCAGGGAAGCAACCGGCGCGGCGCCGGCGGCACCAACTACACCGGGGATTGAGGGGGAAGGACATGATCTACAGCAGCGCATCAGGTGCAGTGGTTGCCGCTCTTGCGGCGGGCGAGAAGGGATCAGCGAAGGCCCAGGCCTGGCAGAAGCTGTACAACGCGGCAGAGGAAGAAGGTGGATGCTTGGCATCGCTGGCGGGGGCGTCGGGAGGCGTAGACCAGGCCCAGATCGACTTCTGGGTGTCTGCGCGATTGCACCACATGCTCAAGCCGCAGCACTGGGATGCATTGGTGGCGAAGTACAGCACGAACAAAGCGAAGAAGGTCCAGGCCATCGCCTTGGTGCGGCCGCGCATTGCCAGCCCGGCCTCGCAGCTGTTCATCTACAAGGCGGTCACGGCCTGGGCAATTCCGAAGCCCAAGGGGGCTCGACGTAAACCGCCACGCTCCGTATCGGTTGAGATCCCGCTGGATGCCTCGGCCTGGAGGCGTGACGCCACGGTGAATGCTGCCGTGGCAGCCGGCCAGGCTGAAAAGAAACGCATCGAGGCACTGCAGGAGGGGGTGATTATCCTGCCGGACAGTTTTTACGACATGAATACTTGGGATCTCGACGGAACGCCGGAGTCGACGCGCCGCCGCTGGAGGGCTGAAATCAACGAAAAGCTCGACGGCCTGGTGGATGACGCGTTGGCTGACGTGAAGGTGATTCTGGAGGCTGAAGGGTTACTGATGAAAGAAGCCGCGTGATTGCCTGTTGACATCAGTGAGCGACTGAGCGAAATTATCTCCATCCTGTCATTCCTGCGCGTTGCTGAGGAGTGGCACGAAAAGCCCGCCCATTGTGACGGGCTTTTTTGTGCCATCATGCTTCTTCCAGATCAAGAGGGATAAAGCATGGCAAGGTCCGTAGAGATTGATCGCTTTCAGGTGAGGACAGAGGACGGAAGGCTGCACACCGTTGTTCACTATCAGGAGTATGTTGGTCCTAGAGGCGATGAGCTCAAAGGCCTGCAGCGTTTCGAGACCCAGACTGGTAAAGGGGTGAACCGAGATGAGGCTGATGGCGACCTGTTCTATCTTCCAATTGGATTCACGGAACCCTGGGTAGCAGCAAGGCGCGTGTAATCAATGGTTACCCCTCAAGGCCTCAGCATTTGCCGGGGCTTTTGTTTATGCAGATGAATGCCATGGCTGAATGGCAGATTGCGGCGCTCGCTCCCACTAGGCCCGCTGAAATAGAACGAGAGGGAGTCAGCCGGGTACGCACCGGCCATCTGCACCAACTACAAGGCTCACCGATCTGGTGGGCCTTGTTCGTTTTCGGCTCCACCACGCCCATCGCCCCAAGCTGGGAGTGCTGTTGGGGCCGATCTACTTAGGCTCGCCATGACGGCGGGCCTTTTCCGTTCTGGAGCGTCAATGGGGCCGACCGACCCCGGCTCAGGACAGCCACCTGGCTGGGCAGATCGGGTGCCCCGCTGCCCGGCTTGAGCGTTGCGATGGTGTGATTCAGCGGCCCAGCTTTTCCATGGCAGCATCAGCCAGGAAAGATGACCGGCTCTTGACGTTGTGATCTCGCACGTACCGGTCAATTTGCTGGATCACAAAGCCCGGCAGGGTAACGTTGACCTTCTCGGTTTTCCCCAGGTACGGGGTGATGTCGATTTCCAGCATTCCCCAGCCCATATCAGCGAAGTCAGGATTACCTCGGTGCGCTGCTGCGCTGGTTGGCATTGGGATGGCCTGGCCGTTGCTTGCGATCTCTTCCAGCATGATATGAGCGACCTCGACAGCGGAGGAATATGCCTCCTCGAAGGTGTCGCCCGCAGTTACAGCGCCTGGAATATCAGGGATCTGGATGCCGGTGGCGGTGTTCTCGTCGCCCCATTCGATGCAGATTGGGTATTGCATAGTTCTCTCCTGCAGAGGTGCAAAGGGTGAAGCCGGGTTATTTCAACCCGGCTCGTTCCTTGATGCTCTTTACCGTGCCGATTGGTAGATCCTTTTTGGGGTGTGGCACTGGTATCGAGTTTGGGTTGTTGGGGTGCTTGAAGATGTGGTGGCTTCCGGTGACACGTTTCAGAACCCATCCAGCTGCTTCAAGCTCCTTGATCAACTGCCTGCTTTGCACCTCCGTCTCCTTGTGTGGTTGATGTGAAAATTATACCTCTAGGCGCATGTCTAGTAAAGAGAAAAGATGCGCCTAGGGTTATCTTTGTGCGGGTGCGTTCGCAGCGTTATGCGACAGCGAGGCGGGAGATGCTGGGGCGTAACTCCCCAGCTAAGTCTGGCCAGTGGATTGACTGATAGTCCGCCCGTGAAATTGGCAAGCCGGATAAGAACCGGCCACCTGCACCCTTTCAAAGGCTCGCCATTTCGGCGGGCCTTTTTCGTATCTGGAGCACGATATGCCCGAGCAGATTCTCGCCAAGCTGGACGCCATTCAGACCACCATCGCCAGTCTCCGCGCCGAGTTAGGCGGATTGCATGCACAGGTATCGACAAAAGCGGACGGCACCGCTGTCTCTTCGCTGACGAACACAGTTACCGCCCAAGGCAGCTCAATCACCACCCTGTCGAGCAGGATCGCTTCGTCATGTGATTGCAGCAAGGCTGCCGCCACGGCAGAGAGTGCTCTCGATACGACTCGTATCCAAACTCACAGTGCCTTCATCATTGTCGGTGGCCGGGTGTACATCAACGAAGCTGCCCTCGAGTCAGCATTCATTCGGACTGAAGTGTCTGCGCGGGCGAAGGCTGATGCCGCGATAGCCAGCGCTGAGCGCTTCAGCATCGACGATGGCGTGGCCAACACCATCCGCCAAGTAATCCGCGACGAGCTGAAGCCCGGCGGAATGCTGCATCGCGGCTGAGGGAGACAGGCGAAGTGACCACCTACCGCGAATATCGACGCCGCAACAAGTACCGTTTGTGCATGAACGACGAAATCCATGATCAGCTGGGCCGGGCAACTCCATTTGAGGGCGCCAAAATCCGAGCCTCCCGCAAGAAGTACTTGCTCAAGTTGTTCAAGTACAAGCGGCGAGCCAAGGGCATTAAGAATTCACCAGTGAATCGGAGCAACTGATGGACCCGACCGACCTCGGCCCAGGCACAGCCACCTGGCTGGGCGGAACGGGCACTGTATTGCTGGGCGGCTTTTTGTGGCTGCGTAAGTTCCTCTCGAAGGATGCCGCTGACCGTGCCATGGACAATGCCGACATAGGCACCGTCCGCCGGCTGAACGAACTGCTCGACTCCGAGCGCGATGCTCGTAAGCAGGCCGAAGCCCGTGCCGATCAGTTCGCTAAGGAGCGAAACGACCTCATGGCCACCGTTGGCCGCCTTGAGGGCAAGATCGAAGCCCTGACGGGGCAGGTCGGCCAGCTCTCCAAGCAGGTCACCGCCCAGAGCGAGGAGATCGCCCGCCTGCGCGGAAAGCTGGGAGGTAATTCCTGATGGACAGATGTGCACTTGAGTTCATCGCTCGTCGCTGGTGGCGCCGGGCTGAGATATGGGTCATAGCCTTGGTGTTGATCGCCGGCGGCGCGGTGCTGGGGTGGCAGTCGGCCTATTGGGCTATGTCCACCACCCAGGCCAACCAGGTGAAGCAGATCCGCGAAGCCTACGACGCCGCCATGACCGAGCGAGACAAGCGCCTAGATGAGCTGACCAGTAAGGCCGAGAGTGCCGCGACCAAGGCCTCGAAGGCCGCAACCACTGCAACCCAGGCAGCAGACAAGGCTGATGAAGCACTCAACCGTGTACAGAGCGAGGAGCGACCGTGAGCAAATCCAGCGCTGAGTATTACCAGATCAAGGGCATGGTCAGTGATCTGTCTGCCGAAGAGCAGGCCGAAGTGAAACGAGTTGAAGATCTCGTTACCGAGTTGGGTAAGTCCTCCCAAGCCGCCGGGCTTGGAGTGATCCTGGCGACGATCAAGCTGTCTCTCGATGACTGATGCCCAAGAGCCCCTACACACCGTGCAAGCTGTACGTGGACGGAGCCGATGGGATCGCCGTCGGCGACTTCATCACCACCGCCGCCGGCTCTGCCTATCTGGTGCAGACGCTTCGGGTCAGCAGCACGAGGCCTGAGCGCAAGCATATGGACTGCCTGCGTTGGCCGATCGCTGAGGTACCGCCTGATGCGCGGTGCTACCAGCTGACTTGGTACAAGAGATGAGGAGCACTGGCCTTGGCGAAGGTGCATGCAACGATCGTCTGCCGCCAGACCTGGTGGCTGAAGTACTACCTTGCCGGCGTCCTCGTCGTGTCCCACATAACCGGGCGCGAGCCGGACATGGGGCGCGTCTTTCGATGGATAGAGCGCGGCATTAAGGTCGAGGTGCACTGATGGCAAGGCTCAAGACTCTTGGACCGCGCATCAAGGAGAGCGCAAGTTCGCGGGTCAAGGTCGTCACGCCTGGCAGCTGGCGTAGCGGGCTGACCAGCTCCCAGCGTGGGTACGACTACCGATGGCAGAAAGCGCGAGAGCATTATCTCAATGAGCACCCACTCTGCGTCTTCTGCGAGCGAAACGGCCGAACTGCTGCCGCAAAGGTGGTCGACCACATCGTTGCGCACCGCGGTGACATGGTTCTCTTCTGGGATCAGACCAACTGGCAGAGTCTCTGCAAAGCCTGCCACGACTCTGTCAAGCAGGCCGAGGAGGCGGCTGGGCTGGGTGGCTGAGGCGTCAGCGGATCGTCGAAAGCCCAACGCCTCGCCGTAGAGGCACGCCAGTGACGTGCCTCGAAAGGAGTAGGGGGGGTCAAAAGCTAGGGATTCTCATCTAGCTAGACCGCCTCCGACCCCACGTACAGATTTTTTTCCCCCACAGGATTTTTGTTAAATGGCTTTAACATCCCGCAAGCGCGCATTCATCGCCGCGCTGAGGGAAGGTGCGTCCAATCGGGACGCAGCTGTGGCGGCTGGCTATTCCGAGAAGACAGCGTCTGCGGCGGGCTCTCGGCTGGTGAAGGACAAGGATGTGGCGGCTGAACTGCTCAAGCTCCGCGCCCTGGGTTTGATGCCTCAAGATGTTAAAGGTGATGTTAAAGCGCATGTTAAAGCCAAGCCTGCCGAGAAGACCTCGGCCACGGATGAGCAGGCGGCAGAATCGGACCCTGTAGCCGATGAACAGACGGAACCCGAGCCTGCTGGTTTCGACCTGACCCAGGCACTCCTGCATCGTGACCCCAAAGACTTCTTGCTGTCGGTGATGAACGACTTGGGGAGCGAACCGAAACTGCGTGTTGACGCAGCGAAAGCCCTGATGCCGTTCGTTCACCCGCGCAAGGGTGAGAGCGGTAAGAAGGACCAGGCTCAGGCCAATGCCGATAAAGCGGCCACCGGCAAGTTCGGCACGCGCCGCGGCCCGCTGCAGTCGGTGAAATGATGGAGTGGTCAACCGCCTGCCCAGACTGGGAGCAGCGCATCGTTGCCCGCCAGAGCCTGATTCCGTTCGAACCGCTGTTCCCGGCTGAGGCTGAGGAAGCTTTGGACGTGTTCGGCGCGTTGCGCATGGTGGACGCCACGGGCAGTCCTTTGATGTGCGAGACCGTGCGCGACTGGGTGAACCAGTTCGTGGCCGCAATATTCGGGGCCTACGATCCAGACTCAGGCCGGCGCCTGATCAGCGAGTTCATGCTGCTAATCAGCAAGAAGAACGGCAAGTCGACCATCGCCGCTGGCATCATGTTGAGCGCGCTGATCCTCAACTGGCGGGCTTCGGGTGAGTTCATCATCCTCGCACCTACCAAGGAGATCGCGGACAACTCCTACCTGCCGATCAGGGATATGGTGGCGGCTGACGACGAGCTCAAAGCCTTGCTCAAGGTGCAGGACCACCTGCGCACCGTGACCCATCGTCAGACTAACGCCACGCTGAAGGTGGTTGCGGCGGACAGCGAGACGGTCTCGGGCAAGAAGGCCATCGGCGTCTTCGTCGACGAGCTCTGGGTGTTCGGCAAGCGTGCCAACGCCGAGGCCATGCTGCGCGAGGCCACCGGTGGCCTGGCTTCCCGGCCGGAGGGATTCATCATCTGGGCAACCACCCAGTCCGATGCTCCGCCTGCTGGCGTGTTTCGACAGAAGTTGATGTACGCCCGCAAAGTGCGCGACGGCGAGATTGTGGACCGGTCGTTCCTGCCAGTGCTTTACGAATTTCCCAAGGCCATGCTGGATGCTGGCGCGCACCGGGACGCCTCGAACGCCTACATCACTAACCCGAACCTCGGCCTGTCGGTCGATGAGCCATTCATTGAGCGCGGGTATGCCCAGGCGCAGCTGGACGGCGAAGAGTCATTCCGTGGCTTCCTGGCCAAGCACCTCAACGTCGAGATCGGTCTGGCGCTCCTTTCGGATCGCTGGGCGGGTGCTGATTTCTGGGAGGCGCAGACCTCCGAGCTATGCCGCACGTTGGAAGACCTGATTGAGCGCTGCGAGGTGATCGATATCGGCGTCGATGGCGGAGGGCTGGATGACTTGCTTGGCCTGGCGGCAGTCGGACGTGAGCAAGGTACACGGCGCTGGCTGGCCTGGACTCATGCCTGGGCCCATCCATCAGTACTGGATCGGCGAAAAGCCGAAGCGCCGCGCATCCGCGACTTCGCCAAGGATGGGCATCTGACCTTGGTTGAACGCATCGGCGATGACATCGAGGCGGTGGCGCACCTGGTGGCGCAGGTCGAGCAGGCCGGCCTGCTGGACAAGGTCGGGTTGGACCCGGCCGGCGTCGGCGCGATTCTCGATGCGCTGGAGGCTGTTGGGATTCCGCGCGAAAAGATCGACGGCATTTCACAAGGCTGGCGCCTGGGCGGAGCCATCAAGACTGCCGAGCGCAAGCTGGCCGAGGGCGCGCTGCTACACGGCGGCCAGCCGATGATGGCCTGGTGCTGCGGTAACGCCAAGGTCGAGCCGCGTGGCAACTCGATCCTCATCACCAAGCAGGCCAGCGGCTCGGCCAAGATCGACCCGCTGATGGCGCTCTTCAACGCTGTGACGCTGATGGCCCTCAATCCAGAGGGGCAGGGCGGCATGGAAAACTTCATGGCCGGCATTCGGGATCCACTGATCGCATGAACGCATTTCATATTTTCATCGCCTGCGCAGTGGTCGCTTTCTGCTTGGCATGCAGCGGGGTCTGGATGCTGGCTGGTACCGGCTGGGCTTTGCTGGCCGGATCGCTGAGCTTCTTCTGCATCGCAGGCTTCATCCGCAGAGGGCTTGTCGGTGATTAAAACCCTATCCCAGGCATTGGGCGCTGCTGCCACCAAGCCTTCAGCCAGCATGAGTGAGTGGCTAGGGAAGACTATCAAACTGTCGGATGGCGGTTTCTGGAGTGCCTTTAACGGTGCCCAGTCCAGTAGTGGTAAGTCAGTCAGCGTCGATAAGGCCATGCGTCTGTCCACCGTGTGGGCATGCGTCCGTATCATCTCGACCTCGGTGGCCGGCCTGCCGTTGAGCATCTACCGGCGAATGCCCGATGGTAGTCGAGAGAGCGCCCGCGATTTCCCGCTGTACGACGTTGTGCACAACAGCCCCAACGAAGACATGGCTGCCTTCCATTTCTGGCAGGCAGTCGTCGCCTCGATGCTGTTGTGGGGCAACGCCTACTGCGAGATCCATCGCTCTGCTGGGCGCGTCATCGCCTTGGACTTCCTGATGCCGTCGAGAGTCGATCTTGAGTTCGACGACGATGGGCGGCTCAGGTATTTCTTCAGGCCCCGAAAGGGCGCGCGCCGGGAGATCCAGCGTCAGGACATGCTGCACATCCCGGCGTTTACCCTGGATGGCCGAGTTGGACTTTCCGCCATTCGGTACGGCGCGGATGTATTCGGTTCTGCGATGTCTGCTGACGACGCCGCCAACAGCACCTTCCGGAACGGCATGATGCCGACGGTCGCGTTTTCGGTGGACAAGACGCTGAATCCTGCCCAGCGCGTCGAGTTTCGTGAGTACGTGAAGACGATCTCCGGGGCGTTGAATGCCGGCAAGAGCCCTGTGCTCGAGCAAGGTGTGAAGCCAGAAATGATCGGCATCAACCCTGCTGATGCGCAGCTGCTGGAGTCGAGAGGACACAGTATCGAGGAAATCTGCCGTTGGTTCGGCGTTCCTCCTTGGATGGTGATGAAGACCGACAAGGGCAGCAACTGGGGCACGGGCCTGGAACAGCAGCAGATCGCGTTTCTCACCTACTGCATCATGTCCTTTACGGCGCCTATCGAGCAGTGCGTGAACAAGTGGTGCATGACGGCTGTTGACCGGATCAAGTTCTACGCAGAGTACTCACTCGAAGCGTTCCTGCGCGCGGACAGCGCCGGTCGCGCTGCCTATCTCAGCACCATGGGGCAGAACGGCTACATGACCCGAAACGAGGGGCGTCGCAAAGAAAACCTTCCGAGCATGCCGGGTGGCGATGTACTGACCGTGCAATCCAACCTGATGCCACTTGACCAGTTGGGCAAGCAAAACGATAGCCAGGCCGCAAGGGCCGCACTGATGAGCTGGCTCCAGCAGCCGGAAAAGTAAATCACGGGAGCAATCCATGAAGCACAAGATCCAGTCTCGCGGCCTGCGCAGCGAGATGAGCCCGCGCGCGCTCGAAAAATGGAATCCCGCGATCCAGGCGGCCGTCGAGAACACCTCGGACACCATCACTGTTTACGGAGTGATCGGCGAGGACTGGTATGGAGAAGGCGTCACGCTGAAACGAATCGATGCCGCTCTGCGGGCCATCGGCGAGCGAGATGTCACCGTCTACATCAACTCGCCAGGCGGCGACATGTTCGAAGGCATTGCTATCTACAACCGCCTGCAGGAGCACAGCCACCAGGTCACCACCAAGGTGCTCGGCATGGCGGCTAGCGCTGCTTCGATTGTCTTCCTGGCCGGGAAAAAGCGTGAAGTCGCCAGCAGCGCCTTCCTCATGATCCACAACTGCTGGACCTGGCTCGCCGGCAATCGCAACTACCTGCGGGATATCGCTGACGACATGGAGGAGTTCGACGCCGCGATGGCAGACCTCTATGCCGAAACCAGCGGCCAGTCGACAGAAGACATGGCCGAGTTAATGGACGACGAAACCTACATCCGTGGCAAGCGTGCCGTGGAGCTCGGCCTGGCCACCGGGCTGTTGTCGTCCACTGAAGTCACCGAGCGCGAAACCGAAGACGCCGCGCAGGCCAATGCGCTCAAGGCCATGGATGTAGCCCTGGCCAAGGGCGGCATGCCTCGCTCCGAGCGCCGCGAACTGTTCGCCAGTTTCAAGTCCGGTATGCCTCGCGCTGCCGGCGGGGGCACGCATAACGCTGCCTCGACCGATAAGCCTAGCGCTGTCGCGCCAGACCTCTCCGCCTCTCTGAGCGCGGCAACCGATCTCCTCAATTCTCTGAAAGGAAAGTGACCATGGACTTTGAAGCCCAAGTCAAAGAACTCAACGCCAGCCTCAAGGGCATTGGCGATCAGATCAAAAGCCAGGCCGAGGCGACCGAGAAGCAAATCAAGGCTTCCGGTGAAATGAATGCCGAAACCCGCGCCAAGGTTGATGAACTGCTGACCAAGCAGGGCGAGCTTCAGGCGCGACTGGGCGAGGCCGAGCAGAAGCTCGTGAACGCAAGCCGGGATCGCAACCATCAGGAGGAGCCGCAGAAATCGGTAGGCGCCCTCGTGATCGAAAGCGAAGAAATGAAGGACATGACCTCGTCCTTCCGCGGCTCTCGTCGTGTCTCCGTTCCGCGTGCGGCCATCACCACCGCAACCGGCGGTGACCTGGTGCAGACTCAGCGCCTGCCGGGGATCATTGCCCCGGCTCAACGCCGACTGACCGTTCGCGACCTGGTCGCACCGGGTACCACCGAATCGAACTCCATCGAGTACGTCCGTGAGACTGGCTTCACGAACAACGCCCGCACCGTGGCGGAAACCACTGCCAAGCCGTACTCCGATCTGACCTTCGGCCTGACCACTGCGAACGTGCGGACCATCGCCCATTTGTTCAAAGCCAGTCGGCAGATGCTGGACGATGCCAAGGCCCTGCAGAGCTACATCGACGGTCGTGCACGCTACGGCCTCAACATGGCTGAAGAGGCTCAGTTGCTTTACGGCAACGGCATCGGTGTGAACCTGCAGGGCCTCATGACCGTTGCTCAACTGTACGCCGCCCCGGCTGGCGTTGCTGTGGTGGGCGAGCAGCGCATTGACCGCCTGCGCCTGGCGCTTCTGCAGGCCGAACTGGCCGAGTTTCCATCGGACGGAATCGTGCTCAACCCGATCGACTGGGCGGCCATTGAGCTGACCAAGGACGGGGAAGGCCGCTACATCATCGGTCAACCGCAAGAAGGAACCAACGCGAAGCTGTGGAATCGTCCGGTGGTTTCCACCCAGGCCATGACCCAGAACGACTTCCTGGTTGGTGCCTTCAAGCTCGGCGCTCAGATCTTCGACCGCATGGAAATCGAAGTACTGATCTCGACCGAGAACAGTGATGACTTCGAGAAAAACATGGCAACGATTCGTGCTGAAGAGCGCCTGGCCTTTGCCATCTATCGCGACGAAGCGTTCGTTACTGGTCCGCTGGTCACGCCTTAACCATCCCGCAAATCGGCGCCAGAAATGGCGCCGCAATGGAGTAATCCAATGGCACGTAAACAGGAAACACCAGCCTCCACGGCTGATGCGAAGGATTCGGTATCGACCGTTGATTCCAGCAGCGGACCGGCTGATGCTGCCGGGATGCCTCTTTCGCCTGGCCAAGCGATCGTTCCAGACTCTAGCGACTCCGCTGATTCGGGCGTCCCTGCAACTGCTCCAGGCTCGGCGGAGGGCTCGGGTCTGTTGACGGCAGAAGGACAGGCAGCCGCTGGCACTGGGCCGGATGGCGTCACAGGCGAGCAGGGTGCCGGTATCTCTATGACGGACGCTGCCGATGCCGCATCCGAAGCCGGCGCTCAAACTGCCTCAGTCTTGGCAGATAGCGGCGCCGGCGCTGATGAGTTGGTACTAGATGATCGGGCCAACCCCAACCCTGCGACTCTTCAGATCTATCCGCTGCGTTCGTACATGGACGAGGGTGAGCTTCGTCGTCGAAGCGGTCCAGCATACACGGTGCCCCGCCGGCATGCGGAGGAACTGGTGCAGCGGAATCTGGCATCACTCGAACCGCTGAAGGAGTAGATGATGCCGGTTATCAGTATGTCCATTGCCCGGCATCACCTTCGAGATCCCGATGATGATGACGAGTACCTGGAGCTGCTGGTCGAGGCGGCGGAGGGGCAGGCGATGGACTATCTGAACCGCCGTTTTTACGCCAACCAGCAGGCGCTTGATGAGGCTGTCGCCGCCGGGGATGCCGGTGACTCGCCCATGGTCAGCAACAAGCAGATCCAGGCGGCTTGCTTGCTGATCCTCGGCCATCTTTACGCCAACCGCGAGGACGTTGTGATCGGGACCATCGCCACCGAACTGCCGCAAGGTTCGAAGGCGCTCCTGACTCCGCATCGCATCGGGTGGGGCATATGAGGGCCGGGCCGCTGCGCCACCGGCTGCAGGTGGCTCATCGACACGAGGAGAGGAATAAATCCGGGGGCGCCATAGTGACGTGGCTGCCAGCTGCTCGCCCTGAAATGTGGGGTGAGGTTCGGACCCCAAGCGGTCGGGTCATTGCGGTTGCTGAAAAACTGAGTGCTGTTGTAACTGCCGAAATCATCGGCAGGCCGCGCCCAGATATCGTCGCAGGATCGCGCCTGACACGTCGAGGGATCACCTATCAGGTTGAGGCCGTGTTGCCGGACAACGAAAACTCCTTGATGAGGCTTCTCTGCTCATCGGTACCTAACCCATGAGGTGAATGATGAAAATTCGAGCACTAGGCCCGCTGACGGGCGCATCTGGTGAGCGTGAAAAGGGCGAAGAGTTCGAGGTCGACAAGGCCTATGGCGAAGGCCTGATTGCCCGGGGGTATGCCGAAGCGGTCACCGACAAGGCCGCGAAGCCCGCAAAGGCTGATCCGGCCAAGGAGTAGGGTATGGCGCGCCGGTCGAGCCTTCGCGGTGACATCCGGCTACGCCGGACGCTGCGCAACATCCACAAGACGATGGACAACGAGTTGCAGCCCGCGATGCTAGAGGCGGCGAACCGCATCCTGGAGACCCAGCGAGAGTTGATGCCCAAGGACACCGGAGCGGCCGCTGCCGCGCTCAGGGTTTACGTTTCGCCCAGCGGTTTAGATGCCCAGATCGGCATTCGTGGCAAGCGCGACAACCGACGGTTCTTCTACCTGCGCTTCATTGAGTACGGCACCAAGGGCTATACCGGCGGCAAGCGAGCTGGTGATCGTAACCGGCGTGTCACCAACAAAAGCGACGGCACCCACTTCTTTGGCAAGTACCCGGATATCCCGGCCAGGCCGGCTCACCCGTGGCTGCGCCCATCTATCCAGGTCAACCGGGAGTTTGTCATGGCTGACATCAGGGCCGCCGTGAGCCGCACGTTGCGCAAGGCAAGTCAGGGGGTAGGTAATGGCTGATCCATCACTGGCCCTGCAGGAGGCGATCTTCGCCAGACTTCAGGCCGAAGTCAGCTGTCCGATCTACGACGGCGCGCCGCTGAACGCCGACATGCCGTATGTCTCAATCGATCGGGAGGTATCAGTCAACAGCAGCCCGATCTCGGGCCGCAAGCGCGAAACTCGCCTGCTCTACCTGTCGGTCTGGTCGGACGCTGTGGGCCAGGCCGAGGTAAAGCGCATCAACGGCGAAGTCATTGCTGCGCTGGACGAGCGCCGCCTGCCGCTAGAAGTGGGGCGTGCCGTTTCCGTGCGAGTCGAGCAGGCCGACGCCCAGCGTGATGCCGATGGCATCACTTACCAGGGTTCTATCACCGTCCGCGTGATCACCACCCACTGAACCACATACCGGCCGCGCCGCGGCTTTTATCCAATGTGCCTTTGGAGGAACACCCATGGCCGACGACAACCTCAATACAGCCGCCGGCTGCCGCTTCTTCATCGGCGGCAAGACCGGCGCAGACACCGAAACCGAGTACAAGGCCGACACATACGTCGAAGTGGGCGAGATCGAGGACTTGGGCGAGTTCGGCGACACCTTCAGCAGCGTGAACTTCACCTCGCTGAAAGACGGCCGCGTGCGGAAGTACAAGGGCACTGCCGACGCTGGTGACCTGACGCTGACCGTAGGCCTGGACAATGGCGATGCTGGCCAGAAGGCCGTCAAGACTGCGCACAAGGATCGCAGCAAAGGCGATTACAACATCAAGATCACCCTCAACGACGGTGATCCGACTGCTACCCCTGTTATCAATCCGACCACTTTCTACTTCCGTGGCAAGGTGATGAACAACACGGTTGCGCCGGGTGCGGCCGACAACGTGGTTCGCCGCAACATCACCATCGGCATCAACTCCGACATCCTCGAGTTGCTGCCTGCACCGGTCACCCCATAACCGAGCCGGGGCTCCGGCCCCGGCCTCACTGGACTGAGCTATGAACAACACTCTGCACGGCACCATGACTCTGAAATTGGGCGATGAAGAATTCACCCTGAAGCCCACCCTCAAGGCGGTTCGTGCAATCGAGAGCCGATTCGGCGGCCTGCGCGGAGCATCGCAGACGATCAATGCCCTGAGCGTGGAGGGCTGCGCGATTATCCTCGCCGCTGGTGCCGGCCTGGAGGGGAAGTCGGCTGAGGCTTTGACCGAGAAGGTTTGGCAGGCCGGGGTGCTGGAGGTTTCGACGCAGCTAAACGCGTACATCGTGGCGCTCTATAACCCTCGCGGCGTCGAAAAGGGAAAGGATCAAGCCGGGACGGCGTGAGCGCCGTTGAGGACGGAAGTTACGTCGACCGGCTGTTCTCGATCGCGACAGGCTGGCTTGGATGGTCACCCGACACTGCGTGGCGCACTCCATTGCCTGAGCTGTTCATGGCGATGGATGCCAGGGTTGAGTGGGCGCAAATGACGAACCCCTTTGGCTCTGGCAAGTCGGTCGGGCAGCCGGAGAAGCCTAAACCTACTACTGTGGCAGATAAGCTGCGGCAGGTATTAACGGGCAGAAAGGCTGCTTGAGTTGGTAGCGGGAGTTATCCTATACCCCGATTTGAATTGGGGATGGATCCATGCAGCTACTTATCCTACTAGCGCTTCTAGTAATCATCGTCCTGATCGCTCCCTGGATGTTGGGGGTAATCGCGACTGTCGTGGTAGCCGGAGGGGCGGCTTTTTTTGTCTTCTGTCTCGGAGCTGCCATCGTTCTCGTTATTGCAGCTCTTATGCTGCGATACCTGAATGACCCGGTAAAGCAACAAGAGCGCCTCGAAAAGAGAGCCAGAAAAGTTGCCGATGCCGCGAACCGAGCCAATAGAAGGCCCGATTGATATGCGAATTCAATGTTCTTGAGCCCGGCGATGCCGGGTTTTTTATTGCCTGGAGATCGGCATGGCAGATTCAGACATCCAGGGGATGCTGGTCCGTATTGAAGCGACCACTGCTCAGCTTCGCTCTGAAATCGCTAGAGCTGAGTCCACTGTTGCCCAAGGTGCCACGGCGATAGACCGCGGCCTTGCTCGAATTGACGAGAGCTTTGATCGGGCGGGGGAGAGCGCCCAGAGTGCAGGCGCACTGATCAAGAATGCTCTTGCCGTGGCGGTGGGCGCTGCCTCAGTTCGTTCCATTATCGATGTCGCCGACTCCTACTCACAGATGTCGGATCGAATGGGGCTCGCGACCTCCAGCGTTAACGAATACAACCTGGTGCAGGACAGGTTGCTAGATACGGCCAAGCGCACTTATCGCCCCCTGAATGAAGCCCAAGAGCTGTACATCCGGACGGCAGACAGCCTCAAGTCCATGGGGTACAACACCAGCGAAGCGCTGGATGTGATGGACAGTTTCAGCTTCCTGCTTGTGACCAACTCGGCCAGCACTGACAAAGCAGCCTCTGCGATCGATGCATATTCCAAAGCGCTGCAGACCGGTAAGGTCGAGGCAGATGGTTGGCAGTCGATCCTAGCGGCGATGCCGACCATCGTAGACACCCTAGCCAAAGCGACCGGCAAGAGTGCTGAGGAGATCCGCTCTCTGGGTGCAGTAGGCCAGCTCAGTCTGGATGTCCTCACCGAGGGCTTGCAGAAGTCGGCACAGGCAAACGGTGAACTGGCCGACAGCATGGGCGTAGCGGTTCGTGATGCACTGCAGAATTTAAGCAATGCTTTCTCCGTCTACATTGGTCGCCTGAATGAGACCACTGACGGAACGGGGGTTCTGGCCCAGGGCATCAGTGTCATCGGAGATAACTTCGAATCGCTTGCCAACGTCGCTGGTGTTGTAGCTGTGGGGGCGCTTGCGGGGTACGCCCGAAGTCTGGCGGGCAGTGCCGCAGCGTCACTTGCGGCGACTAGGAGCGCTATCTCGGACGCCATCGCACGGAAGGCCCAGGCGACCGCTGTGTTTCTTGCTGCGCAGGCTGAGCAGCAGAAGGCTCAGACAGCTGTGTTTCTGGCCGAAAAAGAGGCTATTGCTGCTCGCGGCACTGCTGTGCAAACCCAGATGTCGCTGCAACTCGCTGAGGCGCGGATGCTCGAAACCCGAGCAACGAACGCTGTCGCTGCTGCGCAAGCGACGGTTAGCCGGGCCTCTCTTGGAGTCATGGGCGTGCTCGGTGGCCCTGCGGGTATCGCCGCCCTGGCCATTGGTGCGGCAACAGCTTTCCTCACGCTGCGGGACAATACGAGTGTCCTTGAGCAGAAGCTTGGCGATCTCAACGATCCAATAGATAAGCTGGTTGAGCGCTTCAACAAGCTGAACCGGGCCACCCAATCAGTCACACTTCGCGAGCTCAAGGCCTCGATTGAGGACGCCGAAAGCGAGCTGACGACTGCCGCCGGGTCCATTGCGTTCGAGTTCCAGAGCAGCCTAACTAATGCCGGGCTGGCTGGCGCTGCTGGATTCATGGGAGGAATCGCGCCTCTTCCTGCCGAGTTCCAAGCAGCAATGGAAATCGTGAAGAAGGCATCAGCTGATCAGGCTGATGGTATGGCTGTTGACTGGAAGGAGGTAGCTGATCGAATCAGGGAGGTGCCAGGTGTCACCTCTGAAATGGCTGATGCGCTTGAGGAAAGTGGTGGGGCAGCAACTGAGAAGGCTGAGGTAATCAACCGGCTCAAGGAGGCCATGGCTGAGCTGACGGGTGAAACTGACGCCAATACGAAAGCAGAAAGGCAGAACGCGGCGGCCAGGGCGACCGCCGCCCAAGAAACCCAGAAGTACCTTGATCAACAGCTTAAACAGCTAGCCTCAGCACAGGACAAGACCAACACCGATGCTGCCAAGCGCTACATCGCTGAAAGAACCGACCTTACGGAAGGTGAAAAGGCTGCGATCCTTTCAGTTGCGGCGGCACGAGATGCCCAGAAGAGAGCCGACGACGACGCCACCAACGCGCGCCGAAAGGGATCGTCTGAGGCAGAGCAGTCCGCCAAGAAACGGCTGAAGGAATTCGAGTCCGCCGAGGAAGGCTACAAGCGGCAAATTCAGCTGATCAACACCACCGGCGACAAGCAGAAAGACGCCACAGAGGTAGCGAAGCTGTCCTTCGAGCTGCAGGAAGGCAAACTGGGCAACCTGTCTCAGGCCCAGCAGAAGCACTTGCTCGGTTTGGCCGCCGAGCTGGACTCCCTGAACAAAATCAAGAAGGCCAATGAGGACGCCCTGAAGCTCAGCGCGTTCAAGGCGGCCCAGGCCACGGGCACTCAAACCGCGATCAATGGCTACGACCAAGAGCTCGCTGGCATTGGTCGAGGAGACAAGGCCCGCGATCGAATGCGGGCTGACCTCGCGTTGCGTCAGAAGTACGTTGAAGATCTCAATGAGCTGAACGAGCAGCGCAACACCGGGCAGATCAGCCCGGAGCTGTACCAGCAGGAAACGCAGGTGCTCACCGACGAACTCAACAAGCGTCTGGCGGCCCAGCAGAACTACTTCCAGCGGGTCGATGAAGCTCAGTCGAGCTGGTCGAATGGTGCTACGGCAGCTCTGGAAAACTACCTCGACAGTGCCGCCGATGTCGCTGGCCAGACGCAGGATCTATTCACAAATGCTTTCAACAACTTGGAAGACGGAGTTGTCCAGTTCATCAAGACCGGGAAGGCGTCATTCAAGGATTTTGCAGACGCGATCATCGAGGACCTGATCCGCATCCAGGTGCGCCAAGCCGCTGCAGGGTTCTTAGGTACCGCCTTCAGCTTCCTCAGTGGGGGCAGTGCGGCACTTGGCCAAGGTACCATGACCGGATTCAGTGAGGTCATTCCCAATGCCAAGGGTGGCGTGTACGACTCGCCGAGCCTCTCTGCCTTCTCCGGTGGCGTATACGACAGCCCACAGATGTTCGCCTTCGCCAAGGGGGCGGGTATTTTTGCCGAGGCCGGGCCTGAAGCAATTCTGCCGCTTCATCGGGGGCCGGATGGTTCGCTTGGGGTCATGGCCGCCGGGGCTGGAGGTGGTGGCGGGGAGTCGTCGATCACCTTCGGCGGAGTCACCCAACACATCCAGGTTGGCGGGCAAGCCAATGCCGCCACCATCGCCGATGTTCGGCGAGCTGCTGAGCAGGGCGCGCGGGATGGCTACGAGCTGATGCTGCGAGACTTCAAGACCAACGGCGCCGGGCGGCAGATGCTGCAGCGGCGGTAACTATGCTTGGCCCAAGGCTGAAGCATCAGGAATCATTATGTTCGGCGGGCCTTGGCTCGATCGGGCGCGCATTGTGTTGCGTCATCGGGACGCGAAGTGAAGCGGCAAGGCCGCGGGAGAGTGCGTAGTGAGTGAAGCAAAACGAATTGAGGAGCTGGAAAAAGGCCTGGACCAGGCGCTCACAGCATTGGTAAGTTTTGAGGCTCGCCTCTGTAGCGAAGCGAGCCAACGGATTGCTGCCGATGCCTCGCTGGCAGCGCGAGTCGACAGCATGCAGGCATTGATTAAACGTTCTGGGTGAGATGCTTCGCCGCTACCAGAGCCAGGCTGGTCAGCTCTTGAAGGGAAAACTGCTCTACAGGCTTGCCTTCGAGTTTTACTTGCACAATCACAGCACAGTTATCCTCGTCAGATAGGTGAATCTGAGCTGTGATCGGCGTGAGGTGACGGTTGATTTGCAGGTTGTTGATTTTCAGTGCCATGTTCCTACCTTTTTACAATGCCCCAGTCCATGGGCTTTCCGGCAACGGACCAGGGCGGTTCATTGGAGGTGCAAAGCTACTATGGCGAAATACTGGCGCGGTACTGGTGTTCCATCCACGCTGGATGGGTGGACAGGTCGCATGTCATGGCAAAGCAAAAATAAGCGAGAAAAATTCCACTTCAACCAAGCTGCTCTAGTGCGATTCAAGGCCATATTGAGCCCCTAATCTCGGCCTGGATCGGAGTGTTATCCGGCAGCGTTCGGTCACCTCGAAATCAAGGCGCTTCACTTTTCAGGTGAAGCGCCTTTTTTTCGGCCGGAGAATGGGTGGGCGGTGATTTTTCATGGAGTTAACCAATGGCAGAAGAATGGCCCGAGGACTTGGAGCCCACTGAGGTCACCTGGGGCGTCGTCTATAACAATCGGGGGTTCACTTCCTCGCTGTCGAATGCCCAGCAGATCGCGGCTCAGCCAGGCGCCTACTGGAAATGCACCATGACCTTTGGTGTTCTGTACGACGAAGACGAGCGCGAACTGACATCGCTGCTGGGTCGACTGCAGGGCATGTTCGGCACGGTGAACATTCCATATCTGACCCGGGTGCGTACAGACAACATCGGCGCACCGACCGTGGCTGTTGCCAACGCTCAGTCAAGCGTCATGCAGTTGCAGGGCATGCTGGCCAGTCGACCGGTGTTCAGCCGGGGCGATCTCATCACCATCAAGGGTGAAATGTTCGAAGTCGTCGAGCGGGCCACGTCTGACGCCACCGGCAAGGCCCTAGTCTCGGTGAACAAGCGCATCCGCAAGGTGATCCCGGCCGGCAGTGTGGTCGAGTACAGAAACCCCTATTGCGAGATGCGGCGCATGGACGACAGCAATGAATGGACCACCCAGCCGGTGGTCTCGAACTCGACCCTGCAATTTCGAGAGGCATTCTGATGGCTGGCGTTTTTCCATTTAGCCAGACAGTCGTCGACATCATCGCCCAGGGCAACTTCATGGCGGTCTACGCCTGCCAGCTGGATTTTCCCGACGGCATGGTCTTTGCGCACACCGGGACCGGTGACCTGGTGATCGACGGCATCACTTACCAAGGTGTTGGCAGCTTCGGGTCGGTTGGCCAGTCGCAGGAGAGCAGCAACTCGGGCTCGCCTATGTCCGTGGAGCTGACCCTCAACGGCCTGGACACCCATATCATCACCGAGACCTCGCTCAAGGGCTGCCGGGGGCGCAACGGCAAGCTCATGTTCGTGGTGTTCGACCAGGCCGGTACCTATGCCGCCGACATCCTGTTCAGCGGGCGCATGGATGCCGCCAAGTTCTCCTACGCGGGCAACGGCGAGGAGGGCAACAGCATCACTGTCCCGCTCATCGATCGTATGGCCGAGTGGAACAGGACCGGTACCGAGCGCTGGACCGATGAGAACCACCGGGCGCGCCGACAGGACGACCGCTTCTTCTTCGCCATCGCGCAGATCGCCGACTGGCCTATCTACTGGGGCGCCTCCAAGGATGCTCCGAAGTTCACCTACGAGACATAGCCATGCGAAAGCGCGATTGGACGACACAGCTTGCCAACACGATCAAGGCCGCCACCGAGCGGCCTTTTTCATGGGGCGAATTTGACTGCTGCCTGTTCGCCGCCGACTGCGCCCTGGCGGTGTGCGATGTCGATCCTGCCGAGGCCTACCGAGGCGGCTACACGTCCGAGGCTGGCGCCAAACGCCTGCTGAAGAAGCTGCACGGCTCGTTGGAGGGGGCTTGGGATGCCTGCTTTGCCCGGATTCAGCCGGGCCTGATTCAGCGGGGTGACATTGCCCTGTACGACGGCCCCAATGGGCGTGGCGTGGCGGTGTTCTGGGCGGATGAGTTCTGGTCAGTGTCCCCGGACGGTGTCGGGAGGATCGAGTGTGAGCCGTTGACGGTGTGGAGAGTTGAATGAGTTCAGCAGTCAAAAAGGTTGCCCAGGTCGCCATCGGCGCAGCCATCGGCTTTATCCAGGGCGGCCCATGGGGGGCGGTCGCTGGCGCGGCGATGGCGTTCTATGTCGCCTCCCAGCAGGACAAGCTCGACACCGGTTCGCTGCGTTCGGGTGAACCCTCCAGCCAGACCCTGCGCTCGTCCAAGGCCGCTGCCCGGTACGTGCTGGGCCGTGTCAGCACCGGCGGTGTTCTGGCCTGGGGGCAGGAGCAGGCGGGCGACCAAACCGACGGCGAATGGCTGCACATGGTCTATGTGTTGTCGGAGGGGGAGATCGATGCTCTGGAGCAGATCTTCCTGGGCGAGGAAGTCGTCCAGGCCTATGGCGAGCACGCCAGCTACGAGCTGGTCACCAATCCGACCCAGGTGAATGCCTTCCTCAAGGCCAATAGCCCGGATTGGCGCGACACCCAGATCGGCTGTGGGCTGTCCTTCGTGCGGCTCTCGTTCAGGTACAGTGCCGAGAAGTACCCCTCCGGTATCCCGGATGTGCGCTTCGTGCTGCGCGGGCGCCGTGACATCTACGACCCACGGACCCGCACTACCGGTTACAGCGAAAACACCGCGCTGCATATCCTCTGGTTCCTGCGCAATCGTTGCGGTGTGCCAGATGATGAAATCGTATTTTCCAGTTTCGCCAACAGCGCGAGCGTGTGCGACGAGATGCTGGCCAACGCCGACGGCAGCACCTCGGCGCGGTACCGTTCGGGCTGCGTCATCGGCGCCGACGAGTCGCGCACCCAGGTGATGCAGAAGCTCGAGGCAGCGTGTGGCGGCAAGCTGATCCGCGTTGGCGGCCGTTGGATGCTGCAGGTGGGCGCCTACTACGGCCCATATGACTTCGAGATCACTGAAGACATGGTGGTCGGCACCGTCACCGGGAGCACCGAGCCGACCAACGACTCAGCGATCAACACCGTGCGCGGTACCTTTGTGGACCCTTCGCAGGCCTGGGCCGAGACGGACTATCCCGAGGTCTCGGTCAGCCAGTGGGTGGTGGCCGACGGCGGCGAGGCGGCAGAGACCCTGTCCTTCTCCTACGTCAGCAACCCCTACCAAGCCCAGCGCCTGGCCAACATCGAACTGCGCCGGCGCCGTGCAGGCGGCACTTTGTCGATCCCCATGAACTTCATGGGCTACAACTGCCGACCAGGCCGCTCGGTGAAGGTCAACTTGCCGTCGCTGAACATCGTCGGCGAATTCGTCGTCACCGATTGGTCGATGAGCCCCGACAGCGGCTGCAACGTGTCGGTGGCGCAGAACGAGCCGGCGATCTTCGATGACGCCGTGGGTCAGCCGTACAACCCGATTGGCTTTATCAGCATGCCCACTGGCGGCCTGGGCAGCCCTACCGGGCTAACCTGGTCGACCGAAGACAATGCTGAGGTGGTCCAGGGTACGTTGGCGTGGGTCGCCCCCAATGGCGTTGTTACAGGTTACGCCATCACGGTGCGTCAGGGCACAGCCGCTGTGCAGGCGCAGCAGGTACCGGCCACTACGCTCAAACTGCCGCTGTCTGGTCTGCCGTCCGGCAACTACACCATGAGCGTGGCTGCGCTTGGGCCGCTGACCCGCTCGGGAGAAGCCAGCATCACGGTGAACATCGATGGCCCACCTGTGCCCGAGGCGTGCGTGGTTCAGGCCACCATCGACACCATCACGCTGTACCCGAGCAACACGCTGCACGGCCTGAACGGTGGTACTTACGAGTACTTCTATTCGACCGACCCGCAGGCCACCCAAGGCGAGTACCTGGGTCAAGGCCTGACGCTGAACCACACTGGCCTGGCGTTTGCGACCAACTACGCCTACTTCATCCGCTCCAAGAATGCCTACGGCGTCAGCGCCTTCCTGAAGGTGGTGGCCTCCACGTCCACCGACGTGAAGACCATGCTTGATGCGCTCAAGGACAAGGTCGAGGGCGGCCAGTTGGCCCCGGTGCTGCGCCAGGAAATTTCGCTGATCTCCGGTCCACCGACTCAGGTTGGCTCGGTCGCCCAGCGGATCGCCGCTGAAGCAACAGCGCGCGGCCAGCAGATTGCTGCCGAGGCCACGGCCCGCGGCCAGGCCATCGCCGCTGAAACGACGGCCCGGAACCAGGCCATTGCCACAGAGGTGGTTGACCGCAACAAGGCGATCGCCGTCGAAACCCAGGCGCGCACCAAGGCGATCAGCGATGAATCTGCTGCCCGTGCCCAAGGCCTGCTGTCCGAGGCCCAGGCGCGCGGGGCGGCGATCACCAGCGAGGCGCAGGCCCGCCAGTCGGCGGACGAGTCGCTTAGCCAGAAAATCGACACCGTCACGGCTTCGGCTGGCAACAACGCGGCTGCGATCCAGGCCGAGGCCACTACCCGGGCCAATGCCGACTCGGCGCTGGGTCAGCGTATCGATACCGTGGCGGCCAACACCGCCTCGAACGCTGCGGCGATCAGCAACGAGACCACGGCGCGAACCACTGCCGATGCGGCGATGGCCTCCCAGATCGCGACTCTACGCGCCGAGTCTGGCGGGTACGATCCGGCACTGAACTACGGCTTCGCTTCGACCGTCGAGGGCTGGAGTGGCACGCGCTGCACGCTGGCTGTCGAGAACGGCAGGCTGATCGTGACCACCGACGGTACTGGTGCTGCATACCTCAACTCACCGGTTGTTTCGCTCAAAGGCCGTGACCATGACCGCATTCGCTGCCGCATCACCCGGCGCGCGGGTTCGGGCTGGAATGGCCAGGTCACCTACGTTACGGCCAACCACGCTTCGTCTTCGTCGTACCGCAAGTTGATCGCCGACCCGGGGCTGGCGGTCGGCCAGACCCTGGTGCTCGAGTGGGACATGTCGCAGTTGACCAACGGTGGCAGCGACTGGTCGGACAGCACAATCACCAGGTTCTACCTGTGGCTTAGTTCGCAATAATCATTTGTTTTATTTTTATCGCTTTTTCAAAGTGATCTAACTTGTGGGTGTGTATCCACCACGTAGCGGCTTGCATCATCAGCTCTGGATTGTCGTTTTTATTT